TTATTTTAGGATTCCTACCCATCATCCACGCAGGAAACAAATTAGATGCAAACTCAGACTTAGTATGTCTAGGTGGCATATTAATAATTAATCTTTTTATTTTTCCATTAGCAACATCTTCTAATTTTTGTGCATAAATTTTATGATGATTTCCTGCTATAAAATCTGGCCAAACTTTTTTTACAAAAGTAAGATAGGAAGAACGAGCCCCCTCAGCTATTTTAATTTGCATTTCCCTTAATTGATATTTAAGTAAATCCGTTGGTAATTCAGTTTTTTTCATAAAAGTTATATCTTAGTGTCTGTTTGTGTAAAACTCAACACTAAAGGCTTCGCCTTGCGTGACGGGTGCAAAACGGGGTGTGGGGGGTAATTACCACTACATATGGTATTTGAGATAGTTTGTAAGTACCTAATGTTGATTAAGTCTTTTGGAGATGGAGTCTGCTGGATACCAGCACACCTGTGCTGTCCTGCATAAAAAAAACCCCCGTGCCTCATAAACACGGGGGTTGCCTGTCTACCTAAGTAGAAACTTTTACTAGTCGGATAGTATAACTATTAACCACCCAACAAGAATTACTATGGCGCACGTGAAAAACACGTACGCCCAATATAAGGTCATCTGTTTTGAAATTCCCTCATCTTACGTTGACCATTAGTCAACAGTTGATCTGCCCACGCCTTCACTTGGGGTGAAGCATTGGGGTTAAGGATAAGTTCCTCAACTTCACTTTCGAGCCACTTGTAAAGTGCTTTCCAGTTAAGGTGAACTGTCATCTGCTCATCTGTTAGAGGACTGTGAGCAGTAGGGTTAGTAGGTTGAGTAGTGCTTCTTGAAGCGACACCCATAGTAGAAGAGAGGACAGCGAGTCGTCTTTCTAGATCGTTTGTGTAATCGTCAGGCATATTAATTATTCCTTTCTTTATTATAAATAGATCCTATCACTAATAACATGGGATTGTCAAACAATCATTTAAAGAAAATATATAAATAAGTTATTATTATTACGAACCACATCAACCCTTGTATTAGTATATCGTATATTGTCATTTGTTCCTTTCTGGTAAACTCAGCCCTCCCACCCGTGCCATATATATATATACTTATACCTAGTACGGCTTGGTTGGAACTGCAATGCAATGGAGAGTAAAGCGTTGCAGTCCCGAAGTTTATTTATATTGCTAGTTTAAAGTCAACGATACTACCGACTGACATATCATCTCTTGAACTCTTGACGATCTTGTCAGACATAGGCATTGCTTGTATCTGCTTGTAAGAAGTTGGAACTTTGCAATTGTGATATTCCAATTCGCCTAACTTCTCTTTCACCATAGCGTTATCAATCTTTGATGACTGCTTCTCTGTAATGTTAAGAGTATAGTCTTTACCGACTACTAAGTTAGATCCCTCTTGTACACCCATTTCAATCAATAGGTTTCTATTAACCTTGATAAAATCCTCTAGGATTTTTTTCATGGTGAGCGCACGACCATAGGCGTCAATGATAGCCTTCTGATCTTTTGTTGAAATCTTACCACCTTGATAGGCTTTAGATAAGACCTCTAGTATATTAACAGGTTTTGACATTATAGTTTTCCTTTCTGTACTTTCTGTTGTTATATATAAGATAGTCCCATTTTTTTATATGTCAACCCTTTTACTTATTTTTTTTTTAAAACAACTAATTAAGTTCACATCAAAAAAACCAGATGACTTCTTAATATATATACTACTAGTAGGCAAACCTGCCTTTCGGGGCAATGCGATGGAGAAACGATCCCATTTTAAGAGCCATAGAGACAGGTCTTAGAATGTCCCATGTATGAATCATCATAGGTTTAAACACTCTAAACACCATTTCGCACTGGACTTACACATCAACTCCCAGCGTCTGGGGTTAATATACATATACTACTAGGCCAGATCTTTCACGAATCGCCAATGCAATGGAGACTGTCGTCAGTAATACGGCACCTGCGTAAAGTCTATAGAGTCCAGCAACCAAAAAAAAGAAAAAGCTGTAGCTGCGATCACGGGACCGGGGGCAAAATATACCGCAACCATATACACCAAGATAAGAAAACCGAGCCAATGCATAATGTCAAGCCTGCTTTTTTTCTTCTTCGTCTTCAAATTCTACCATATGGTAACAATGTTCTTCAACAGCGAACCACGCCAAAAGGTTTTTTAGTTGATACATCGAGCCAACAAGTCCTCCTCGTAATGTAGCAAGAAATTCTAGGATAGTCAGACCTTGACCCTCTGCAGATTCATAGACCATTGTCCAAATCTCGTCCTCGTGTGCGTCATGAAATGCAGAAGTATCAGCATAATATATAAGTTCGCTTATTATTCCGTTCACGCAACCATGCTCAACAACTTCCTTGATTTGGTCTTTGTCTAAGTTTTTTTTGATCCAATCTTTAATGTTCATTTTTTATTTCTCCTTACTAATAATATAGTGGGATATAGTGGGATTGTCAAGAGGTAAAGTGAAAAAAAATAAAAAAAGATTGGCACTTATATAATAGGAGCAAAAATAGATTGACCGAAGCTCCCAGCTCCCCCGGGGGCTTGTTTACTATACTAGTAGGTACGAGTGCTTGGGGGTTGGAAATGCAATGGAGATCAACCAGCACATCTCCCAGCGTCCTGCCGGGCTCATATTTAATAACACTATACTAGTAATGGTGCGAGGGTTCGGGCAATGGGCAATGGAGAGTTACCAGCACATCCAGATGCGTCCTGGAGAAGACGGAACTATCCCACTTATTACGTGATGGTGGGAGGTTCAGGCAATGGAGAATGGAGAAGGATCTCCTGCACCAGCTTCCAGGGAGCTCTGGCTAGTTCAAACGACCATTTAGGCTCGGTTTTTGCTCCTTCGCCCGCAATGGAGTGAACCAAGGAACCAGAAAAGATATGGAGTAAGCCCTGAGAGGGGGCCTTGGCCATAATGAAGGATCTTCCACCGCATAAACTGTGCTTATAATTCCACATGATTTGATGAGGTCTTAAATTTACTTTGTTACTCTTTATTACTTTAAGTTCCACCCAAAAAGGAATTCCGTCTTTGATACCATAAACATCAGGAACGCCAGGCATAGCCCAATTTTCTTGTCGTGTCCAAAAGATATCAGGACAATTTTCCTTTAAATCTTTCCAAAACTTACTCTCAGGTTTCACTGAAAAAACCAAGCTATTGCATACAAAACTGCTAAAATAACTACAAGCCCTTTAAGCCCACCAAACAATAAAAACATAGGCAAAACTTCTGCCCATGGTATGATCACCCTAGAATCAATTTCTTTCATTGAAACATCTAAAGGAATAGACTGTCTAGGTTTTTCCATTAGTGTCCTCCGTTTCTATCACTCATTTTTTATGCTTCTTTCTTTGGTTAACAGACCAATCTATATAGTCTCTGATTTCCTTTTTAGTAGAGGGTGTGTATCTCAATTCTGTAATAGCCCTAACTTTCTTTTTAACATTTTCCATTTCCATTTGTAAATCTGCAATGGCTTTTTCTATCTTGGTTTCAAAATTACTCATTTGATAATCCTTTTATTGGTATGCTACGATCTCGGGCAGACCAACCTATAATGCCTCTGTTGGCGTCTCCTTTAATATGTAACCAGACTAACTTATTAGATTGATTAATATTATAATATCCAAATAGTTTTAATAAAAACTGTGTCATATTTCTTCCTTTCTTTTTAATCTTTCTAAACTTTACTCCCATACTATTACATAGTCAACTAATTATTTTTTAACACTTCCATTTTTTTAAAGCTAAAGCTTTTCTAGTAGGTTCGCCATTAGGCTTTTTCATTGGGCCTTTTACTCCACTCATTCTAGCACAGAAACTCTTTTTTCTGTTTTTAGCCTTAGTTGTCTTAGGATTAGGAGCGGGTGCTTGAAGATTAGAACCATCTTTATTGTTGAAGTAAGCTCTACCAGCAGCATTTAAACCCCCACTAGCGTTTTGATATTTTTTTGCAACCATTATTTATTTTTTCGTTATTTGCTTCAATTCTTTAATTTCTTCATAATCAACAGTGATACTAAATTGTTCTTTTAATTGTTGTAATTTAGCCTGTACCTCATCTCTGTTCATTGAATCAATTGTTCCAGTAAGTATTTCTTTTTTGTCAACATACAAACCAGCTATCTGACCTCTACGGGTTTCTGCAGCTACTGCCGCGTTCCAATTACCTGATTCACTTGCTTTGTCTCTAATTCTCGCCAATGTAGCCAAAGACCTATCTTGAGTACATTGATACCTTTCTACAATAGCTCTTCGTTCATGTTCTATAGCTTTTGCCACAATAGGATATCTATCAGGGTTTTGTAACTCTGATGCCCTTACAACAGCAGAGTCCCTGGCATAGCCAGCTTCAGTTGCACATTGTGTTGCAGTTTTTAATCCTTCAGAATGGACAAGAAGCAAAATAAACTTTCTTTGTTTTCCTGTTATCTTAGGATTATATAAAGAATCCGATAAAGGTTCTGGTATTACTAAATTATTCTCTTCCATAAATTACTTCTCCAATAGTAGCTTTTTACCACATAATTAAAACAAAATAAAATAAAACACTGCCTGTTATCGGTATGACTAGGTTACTTCTGGTTACCTCTAAATATCACTCAGGTAACCTTACTATTGTTGATATACTTAGTAAGTTACTCGGGTACCTAGGATACCTCTAGTTTTGTAAAATATTTTTTATTTTATCTGACAGAATACATCTATAGAGAACCCTGTTTATGGAAATTGCTTAGGATCTTGGGTAACCATACTAGTAATTTTCTCTAAAATAGCTCTACCTTCTGTTATAATCATTTGCCATTCATCTTTATTGAAGGTTCTATTATATATAGGATTGTAGAATTTTACAGATACTTCGTCACATTTATGACAAATGGATATTTTTCTAACGGGGCTGTTTGGTAGGTTTATTGACATTCCTTTTCACCTTATGTGATGGAAACAATATTACATTGTCGGGTAGATTTTTCTTGAAGTAAATTGCATCCATTAAATCTAGTTTGGCTTGTCTCTCGTGGTTCGTGGTCTCAGATGCGAGCAACGTGTCTAACAAATCTCTTTGCGCTAACACTTCCTTATAGTCTTGGGCCATACTATCTCCTTTAATGTCCCCGTATGGACAAAATCCTTAACGGGGATCATCAATTTAAGACTAAATAATAGCCTATTATGGTTAAAAACGCAATATCAGTCTTCCTCGTGCATTTCTTCATGATCTTTTGCCATGGCTGTTGCCAAAGCCCATTCACGCTCTTCTTTTTGGCCTTTTAAGGCTTTTAAATTACCTTCACTCCATCGGGGGATTTCACCTTGCGAATGACATTCTACACATTGTAAAATAATTTCGTCACCTTCCCATGAAGAAC